GTCCAGACAAGCCACAAGAGGGCAGCCATCAGAATGAAAGCATACTCCCTTTTTCCTGTTTTGTCTTTAAGGCTTTTCATTTTCTAGAGGTCCTCTGGAGCAACTCTTTTATGTCGTCATGGATATCTTTGAAGATTTTTTCTTGGGCTGTGTCTCTGTCCCTGCGATCTTGGATATCTTCGGCCCTTTGAGCCATGAGCCTGTCCTCAAGTTCTTTTAAGTCTGCAACCCTCTTTACGTTCAATTCTTCAATTTGCTTCTCTCTTAGGCTATCTTTTTCCTCAATAGCTTTGGTGTTCCCCACGCCCCTACTCTCAAGCCTGATAAGCCAAGCGTAGGCTCCGAGAAAACCGACAATAAGAACCCAAGACTCGATAAGTAGCCCAGTTAGAACTTCCATCTTTCTTTTACCCTTTGCCAGAGGTTTTTAGGCTTCACGTGTTTGATAGACACTTCATACTGCTCTGCAAGTTCAGCAATTTCTATGGCTTTATCCGTACCGTTAACAATACGCCTTGCATTGACGTAATCAACTGTATCATTGTTAATATACTGAGAGAGGCGTTTGCCGGTAAACCAACCCTGAAGCATCCCTACGACAAGTATTCTAGCAGACACCTCAGGTTCCATCACACAGTCAGGGTCCGTCGTTAGATCAAGGTTAAGTTTACGTCCAGCCCTCTCATAGTTCTCTTTCCAAGTCAACTGGACATAACCACGTCCATACCAAGGGTAATAACGAAGGTTGTTCTTTCTCCAGCCCTCTGAAAGCCAGTAAGCCTCACGCACAGGTTTCATAGTTCTGGCAGTTTCCCAATAGGCTGTAGCCAAGACATAGGCTGTCTGCTCAAGAGTTAGGTTGTTTTTCTTACACTCCTTTAAAATCAACTGGGTGTCCCCAAGAGAGAGGTTCATGCTCTACACTCCTTATGGCCAGTAAGAGTCATTTTTGTAGTCTTGTGGGAGAGGGTCCATCCCTTTCAGAACCCAAGATGCTTCATACACCTGTTGTTTATATTGCAGCGCAAGGGAGTATAGAGTTATAACCTCTTCATAACTCAGAGTGTGTTCTGTATTGCTGTTATCTCTCCACACAAGAGTTTCAGAGCCGTTGCCTAGAGAGGCTTGGAGTTGGCAAAAAGGGACAAGACCAACAAGATTCTTCTCGTCAAAACCAGACAAAGAAACAGGGTTAGCATACCCAGGGATAATAAAATCCCTAGCAGTATTAACTCTAATATCACGCTCTCGGTTCACCAATTCGTTTGGGGGCAGAGGTTGGTTATAAAGAGAGTCGTACAAGGCATCAAAATTACCCATAAAAAAGTCTAGGTCCTCTGTAGAACCCTGAGTTGCATTACCGTCTTTATAAGTAATGTCTCCAGATTGGGACAGTTCTGTAACACCATCTAGTGACATTTGAGCCAGCAAATCTTGAACACGGCTCAAAACATTAGAAGGGATATTATCTTGATCGTTAAAGATCGCTGCTCTGTCCCCATTTGTCACAACAGCAGAACCGTCTGAGTTAAGCCTGAAAGATTGCATTTTAGTGTCCTTTACAGTTTCATAATATAGGCGAGGGCATAGTAAGGAGGACGGTTTTCGTGGCCGTTACCAAAACCAGCACTACTTGTATTACCTGACACCGAGTGGGTGTGGTCTCCTACACTGGAGACCAGAGAGTGTTGAATAACGGCGTTTCCATCCGTAGTGATAATCCTGCCACTAGAAGGTCCAGCATAACCGTAAGGAGAAAATGCTTGGTTGTGTAGAAAATCGTGACTGTGCCCACCAGCACCCGAAGTCGATGCGGAAAAGGAGTGTGTGTGAGCGGGCATCTCGTTAAACGTTAGTTACTCAGACCACCTCTCTCACCTACCCCATACGATCCGCCAGCACCCACAACAAACCTGTCTCGGAGGTCAGGGGTGCCGTTTTGCCCATTACAAAGAGCCCACCCGGCTGGGATACTGGCGATACCACCTGACCACATGATAATCCCACCGGGAGGTATTAGGGCGGCCCCATTTGGTGTACTCAACCCCGTTATGGTGTTCAGGTCTGCTGTAGAGGCTGTAGTTCCATCTAGTTTGTTTATCTCTGCTGTAGAGGCTGTAACCCCATCTAGTTTGTTGATTTCACCGGCAGTAGCGGTAATACCAAGTTGGGTTAGTGTAGCACCTTCAACACTAGAAACGGCATTTTCCCCGACGTTGAGGGTCAGCACAGTCACCCAACCATTGTTGGAACCATTCCTAATTTTTAGCTGCCTACTATTAGTGTCGTACCACCACTGAAAAGGTTCTGGAGAAGGGGGCTGTGAGCCACCAGACGAATTGGTTTGCAAGGCTTCGAGAGCATCATTGAGTTCTGCCCTAAAGGCCGGAAAACCTTGGTTTGATAGTTCAAGATCACTTTGGGGCATTTGTCAAATTTCCTTTCCATACCCTTTTGCAAGATAGTCAAGTTGAGTTGATGTCGTCTTAAGGTTTCCAGCAGAGTTTCTGACCTGAATTGTAAATCCTGTATGGCTTTTGCTGCTGATTGTGTAGTAATCTCCCGTAGCCAATCCTGTCAAGGATACACCAATAGCAGGTGTCGAGTTTGTCCAGAATGGACTAGAAAAGTTTACGGATGTGCTACCGATAAAGTTTATATCTTCACCAGACCTAAAAGATACAGGCATTTCTAACCTTACCTCCAACCCATTCAGTTTAGGTGCAATATCTGTATCATCTGTCTCAAGTATTGCCCTAAATTTTAGGCCTCTGGCGGTTACTTCAGCAGTGGTTAAATCAGACCACTGAGACCAGACAGGATTACCGTTGGGGTCATCCCTTGTTGTGGAAACTTGAACCCTGACGTTTGACAGGTCAAAGAGAGATTCATCACCATCAAAAAGTCCTGACCTAGAGTCAAACAAACCTGGGGCTTGATCGAAAGTGTTCGTAAGGCTCGACTGGTCAAAATCAACTAGAGAGGTCACGTAAAATGTGTAGATACGCCCCAGATCAACGATATTCTGAAAGTTATAAACCCCCCTTAGTGGTAGGGGATCAAGACTTCCATCCAAGACAAGAGAGCCTTGGTCAACTACAACACTATCTTTTGCACCCAAAAACCCAGGTTGCTCGGAAATGACGTTAATCAAATCGACATCAAGCACTTCATCTAAGGTGCTTTGAACAATGTTAGATGTTGCATTGACAGATTTGTTCCCGAATTGGTCAACAGCCTTGATAAAATAAGTACCCTTTCTCACCGGGAGAGTGACTGTGGTCGTTTGGGCCGAAACACGGTCAGCCACAATAACAGATTTCACCCAAGTTGGGTTAACTGTATCTTCTGTAAACCTTATCTCGTAGTGAGATAGATCAATGTCACTAACTGGGGTCCAAGAAATCTGAGCGGTAGGGCCAGTAGTATTTACGTACAGGGCACCAACATCAGAAGGGGGATTAGTCCCGCCAGACACAAAAACACTTCTTGTGGTCCAAGAGGATTTACCACCAGTCCCATCAATTGCCTGGACTTCTACCTCATAGTTCTTGCCAGACCTGACAGGAGACAAGGCTATAAAAGGTGTAGAAGAGGGCGTTACAGGTGTCCACCTCCAAGCGGAGGTGCCAAACTCCCTATACCTCACAAGATAAGACTGAGAGACAGTGGTGTTACTTTGCGAAACAACATTAGGGGAGCCCGGTTTGAGGTAAAGCAGTATCCTCGGCTCAAGCACGCCGGACTCAAGCCTTAAGAGGGCAGACTCGTCAGTTACCACAGAGGTGATTACTGGAGGGGCTGGACCCCTGAAAGATACAGAGTTAAGATCAGAAATCCCGCTATCGTAATCAGGAATTACTCCCTGATTGTAAAGTTCTACATCATAAGGTACGCATCTCACCCTTGCAGACAGATCATCAAGGTACTCAATGTCCGCAATTACCACTTCCCTGCTTTCTAGGTTCTGTTCACCAAAGAGAAAAAGGTCCCCAGGCTCGACACCTTCGACTTGTAGGTAGTCGCCTAGCCCCATACGATTAGTGGTCTGCGTAACACCAGAAGTAAAATTTTGCACCACAGATGTTCCATCTGCCTTCCTGACCCTGATAGAGTATCGAGAACCAGAGACAATAGAAACCTTCTCATCCAAGGTTATGACAGAAGAACTTATTGAAGTTATACGCCCGGAAGTTTGGCCTATCAAGGCGGCGTCGTGAGAGAGTCTACAAAGGTCCCCCCTTGTAGCAACTAGGTTTTCTACATCAACGTCAAAAGTGAAGAACTCCGGTCTTAACCTTTGAGTAGCAATAAAATACCTACCAAGTTTCCAGACATTTCTGTAATCAGTTACGCCAGGAAAAACGACGTTTTGATAGACAGTGGTGTTGCCAGCATTGAACCCATCGTCATATACAATAAATTCATCCTCAAGGAAATCTTCCTCTTGGTTGTTAAACTTGACCCGCAAAGCCTCAGGATAATCGTTAAACAGTAAAGCCCCCTGAAAATTCCAAGTATTTCTTGGGCTAAAGTGTTGGATAATATTGCTGCGAGGCTTATCTACAATAACAGTCCACTTGTCGTCTACATAAGCAGGGGTCGCAAAGCCTGCTGCGGCGATATCTTTAAGAAGGTCTGCGGTAGAAATTCTGAAGTCTATAACTCTATTGAAAGTTAGCCCCCTACTTTCGCAGTAATCAAACCAAGCACCCAATTCGTCATCGTTGGTATTAGTGACCGGCTTTGGGCTTTGAGACCCTCGCAAGACATGTCTAAAAACAGCAGCGGGGTTGGATGAAGGGGCAGTAGTGTTCCAGTCAGAGCCATTCCACACAGGGATAATAGAACTTACAACACCGTTGATTTGTTCAATGGTATCCCCAATTTGATCTGTTGCACGGATAATATAGGCACTCTTGGCAACACCAGATAAATCTATGGGCCTTGCTGAGAGGTCAAATGACGTAAGAGAAGTCCAAAAGATGTCTTGTGCAATAGTAATATTGGGGTCAGGGTTATCAGGTATTTTTGGATTGCGATCCACTCTGATGTCCCATTGGTCCCTTGACGGCAAATTTACGGTTTCAGAGACACGAACCAAAGAAACATCAGGTCCGGGTACAGTTTTGTTGGTCGCAAGAGTCCAACTTATAGTTCCGCTCTTTCTGTAAAATATTGCGTAAAATACGGGGGCATTGTTTTGAAGATCGTTTTTATAGGTTGTATACAAGCCATTAGGGGCAGTAAATTCTACTACCACTTGGTTGGTGTTCGGGGGAGTTGTTCTAATAAGGCCCGGAGAAACTACCATTTCTGCATCAGGAATCTCTTGAAAGGCATCCCTGGGGTAGAGTGGAATATCTAACTGGTCTCCAGTCCAGTCATGCCACGTCTGTACATCTTGGTAGTTACCAATTGGGGTATTACCAATCTTTATGTCTTCTACAACAACCGGCCCATATCCCCACACTACGACGAGGTAGAGGTACTGGTCATCACCAAAAGCCCTAGTGTACGGGGCAGCACCATAGGGGGGAACAACCCTGTGCCTACCCAAAATAGAGGGGACAGGCCCCCACTGGTTTAGCCTGTTTCTGGCACCAGAGATGGAGTACACATCTCTTTTTTCTGGCAGAGGCTCAGGTTCAGATGGCGCAAAAAGAGCTTGGCCAATAGCCAAAACGCCAAAGGCTACTGCGGCAGAAACAAGAGAGTATGCAAGTGTGCCAGCAGCAAGGCCAAGAAAACTAGCGGCAGCGTTACCAGCGAGAGGTGCCAATATGCCTATAGCTGCCATAGCACCCGGCACAGCCTTGATGTATACTGTAGAGCCCGCTTTAGGTTTTACGCTACCCCAAAGGTCTGGAAAGATGTAGTCGCCGTCGATAAAAGCAGAAAACTGTTCTTCAGGTATACCCTCAACGCCACTGGCGTAAAGATCAAAGATATCCTTTACAGAGTTACCAACAGGCAATACTGCAAAAGCCCTGTCGTCGTCAGAGAAGGGATTAAGGGAGATAACCACATGAATGTAGCCTTGGGGCAGGTTATCTGACACGATAGGCTCCTATAACTCTATTCTTGTATCTTTGATCTTGGTGGTAATTTGAGGATACAACCCCTGCACCTGACTCAGCGTGTATTACAATCCCCGGTGTAACTACCACACCTACATGCAAATCATTCAACCTGTTACCAGACATACCCTTCATATGCAGTATGTCGCCGGTAACTTCTTCACCCAAAGGTACTTCCTCATACCTGAGGCCCTGCCCCCAGTTTGACCACCCGGCATCGTGACCTTTAGAGACTCTTCCGACCAACTCATCGTGTCTCTCAAGCCGTATGCCAAACAACTCTTTGTAGATTAAGACAACAAGGCCCCAACAAGATACACCGTCTCTGCTGTAGCCAGACCAAGAGAAAGGTATACCTATGTATTGGTTAAAAGATTCCGGGGAAATTTCCTGGGGAGAATGTGTCACGGGGATAGCCCTCTGTCATAAGAGTGTCTGCTTGAGCCTCTAGCTCTAGTGACCCAGCCATGTACTGAACATTGACAACAGATAGGTTTGAAACAGACTGAAGAATATCATTGGGGGACCCAGAGGCAATCACATCAAGCCTAAGACTAATCCTCTCCCTTTTACCTAACGAAAATCGGAGGTTGTCTATAATCTCTCTTTCCGCGTCATAAACCACAACTCTTGCTATAACATTCAAGTCCTCTGAATCAGGGGGCAGAATTACCGAAAAAGGGAAAGGTTGAAAAATTTGACCGTTAGAGATAATCGCTTGAGTGTTATTGACAACCCTTATTGTGGAGAAATCACTGTGAGTAGCTGTCAACAGGACGTGAAAAGACTGTGAGGTAGATTCTGCCATTATGGCATTTACAACAGTTATGGGTAGAGTTCTAGCCATATCACACCGGCAAAATTTCTAATTGAATTGACGCCCTCCAAAGTGCAACACCATCTGGACCACCCACAAGAGCAGAGTAAGACGGGGGTGACATAAATCTTGCAGGCACGAGGGTGGAATTATCCTCCGGGCTGGTAAAGTCAAATGGTATAGCCCCAAAACCCACAGTGTTTTGAAAGAAGTCCTGAAGTTTATCCCTTTGATCTTTTGTAACAAGCATTGTACCAGAGTAGTATTGAGAAGTTGCAGTATACCTCTTCCTCTGCTTACCAGGTCCAAACTCGGTAGGACTCTTGACAACGCTATCTTGTTGAGACATTTCTGCCCCAATCTCAATTCCCGGTAGTGTGCTAGGCCACGTTGCCATCTCTTAACCTCTAGTAGTTGTAGGCTGTCTAAGACCAAAAGTTCTTCTCATAGCCCTGTAAGTTGGGCCACCATTTTGAATATCCCTTGAGACAACTCTTCCGATAATTACCTCAAGGTTTTGGCCATTCTGCTTAACTTCGGCTTCCTCGTTGCTATAGTTGTTAACTACAACATTAACAGGAGACCCCCCACCAAAGGAATGGACACCGAGTTTACCGCCCGGACCACGAGACAAGGGTAGGATAGCCTCAGGTCCAGCCTCACCCATGACCCCAAGTCTACCCCCATTGGCAAATGCAAACATTTGAGGGCTAGAGACAACACCACCATTAGCAAAGGGGACTACGACAGAGTTGTTAAAAGCATTTCCATTGGCGCTAAACAGGCTGATACCACCAAGGGCGCTACCAAGAGAACTCACAAGGGGTTGGGTAATCATCTTGTTGAAGAGTTCTTCTGCTATTTTAATAAGGACATTTTGGGCAAAGTCCCTTAGGGCTTCTCCTACCGTCTTAGTACCCTTTAACACATCACTAAAGGCAGAGTTAAGTTCAGAGCCAACTGTTTCGGAGATACTTTTGGCAATCTCTCCTACATCTTCAAGGGCTTTCCCGAGGGGACCATACTGAGCCTCAACCTCAAGCATCTTCTGCTTATACTCTTCCTGAGAGATTAGACCGCTCTCAAGAGCATCTTCAAGAAGGTTATAACTTGCTTCTGCTTGCTTGACAGTCTCGTTATGCTCTTCCATCTGGCGTTCAAGTTCAGGAAAGAGGGTAAGGAACTCCTGTACAGCAGAGCCACCTCCACCGCCTCCACCACCTGAAGACTTCCTAGCGGGGGGTAGTAAATTCTCGTCAAAGCGGGTGAGTGGTGTTCCATGCGTCTGCGGCAGTACTTCATACCCCCGACTAGACATAATGCGCAGACGATTAACTACGGTAGCCCCATCAGGGGTATTCTCTCTCCCCTCGTAATTTGCTGCCATGCGGTCAGCAAGTGCTAGGTTTCTGGCGAGTTTTTCTGCCGCAGAGGCCCCATCCCACAAGTTCCCAAAACCTATACCTGCAAGTGCTCTGGCCTCGTCTACAGAAATACCTAACTCTTCAGCAAGGCCATGTGCAGCGTCTTCAGCATCTTCTACTTGCACAGTTAGTGCAGCGGCTTCAGCAGCAGCTTTAACTAGTGCAGCACCCTGAGCAACTGTCAGTTCTTCGGCCTCTACAAGGGTTTGAATACGAGCAACTTCTGCTTGGAGGGCTTGCCTCGCTGCTAACTCCCTTACACGGGCAGAGTCTTCACCAGACTCAAGTATAGCCCTTTGCATATCAATTTCATTTTGGTAAGACTGGAGCCTATCGTCAAACTCTCTTTGTTGCTCTACAGCCTGTTTAGCCCTAAGGTCAGCCACAACTTGTTCGGCAGCAGCTATCTTTTCAAGCTGCTCACGGTACATGACAGAGTTTTCTAGAATCCTTTGGAGTTGTTCATCCTCAAAAATTTCCCCTATACTGATACCGTTTCGTACACTTAGAGATTCTACGAGAAGGTCTAGTTCCTCACGCAGACTAGAGAGTTTTTCTTCAGCTTGGTCGAGGTTTTCAGTGGCCAGCAAAGTCTCAAGACTAACACCCTGCCTGAGAGCCTCTTGTGCCCTTTCCCATTCACGAAGAGTCTGGATAAGACTCTTAACACGATCTTCCAGTGTCTCTACACCATCGGCAGATTCTCTTGCAGCTTGGCGGGTTCTCATCATGGCAGCGCCAATGGCTGTTAACAGAGGGATAGCAACACCAAGAACAGTACCAAGCAAGACCATCTTACCACCGAGTAGGGTAAGTGTGCCTGCAACCTGAGTGGCCTGTTGGCCAAAGGCTACAAAAGCATTGGTTCCAGACTGAACCTGAACAATAAAGTCACCGATCTGATAGCCAGCCTGCTGAGTAATGACTTGGCTTTGACCCATTCTCCTTGTAGAACCAGCAATAGCAGAACCAGACGCAATCTGAGCGGTACGATATTTACGGAGCATCTCAATAGCCTGTTCCATTGAGATGTTATTTTGATTGATCTGAGTCCTTAGGTTTCTCTTTACCTGCAAGAGTTGCTGTTGAGCCTTATAGGCCGGGTCAATAGAAGCCTTTAGCCTCCGAAATTCCGTGTTATTCTTAGATAAAGCCCTCTCTTGTGCGAGGAGTTCCCTTTCAAAAACCTCAGCACTTTTGGCAGCACTTTTGTGTGCCCTATCTAGATTCAAGGTTTCTCGATAATACTCTTGAGAAGCGATTGCGCTCTTTTTAAGTTGCCTTTCTACTCTGGCAAACTCACGCTCAAAGACTGAAGCAGAGGATCGGGCAGTCTTAGGTATATCCAAAAGTTCCCTTTTAAGGGTTTGGATATCACTAAAATCTGCTGTAATTTTAAGGTCAGCCATTAAGTGTCCTCA